CATATTATTTCCTAGTGTAAGGGTGCTATAAAGCCACCGGTGTTAAACGCTCTGCTTTCAGGGTCTTTATTATTTATACTAAACTTAGGGTCTGTGCGGGAGGCCCTCTTAACATTTCTAGCTAAAACGAGTGCGCCTACCTGTATGAGTTCATCGGCACTTACTAAGGGCTCTCCAGTAGCTTTGTCGTAGAAGTACGAATGCCTGTAAGGGTTCATCCCAACCTGCACCCACTCAGGGTCGTCCATGAGATCTTGAGCACGCTCATATACTTTCTGAGGGTCTTCATTGACCCAACTGCCATGCATACGAGCAAACGGCTGCTTGGCCTTTTCCCCTGTGGCTATCTTTACCGCTGCTAAAGGGCTTGAGGTAAATGATACGTTCTCTATTACCGCAGTCGGATTATATCCAATTGATTTTTTATTGGTGCCACTGTGTACTGAGACTATCCAAGTGTCATAATTGTCATACGAAGGTATATCTAAGCGAATACCTACGGGAGTGCCGTTCTCAATAAACTTATTGACTCCAACTATACCTATGTCCACCTTATTTCTGTTTAATGCATAGGCCATCTCTTTTAGAGAAGATGGTGGCGGAACTTCAGTAAAAGGTTCTATAGGCAGTACGGCTTCTACAGTATCTTGAAACTCTCCCTGCGTAATTTCTCTATTCATTAGTCCTGTAGCATTATCAGTAATTGAGGCTGGGGGAGATTTTTTATTGCTAACCTTATTTCTAGACTGCCACGCAGCCTTTTCAGCCTCATCTATGTTCAATATCTCATAGGCGTTTTTGGGGGGGTTGGAGGTTAGAACATCCGCATCAGAAGTGTAATTGGGTTTAACGCTAGGTACTTTTTTTAGGTCTTCGGCGTCCTTTGGGCGTATCTTGATGCTACCAAAATTAGAGCCTACCGTGTTGGTATCAAACTCAACACGCCCTAAACCGTCATAAACGCCCCCAAGAGTCTCCGCTATATCCTGTCCAGCCCCCACTACGTCATCTACTACGGCGGCAGACCCTCGCCCAACAATCCGTGACGTGGCTCCAGCTACTGCGGGGACAACTGCGTATGCCGTCCCCAGTGCGGCGTCTAGGTAGTCCCCGTCTCCCGCATCACCCATGGCGTCCGTTATCCCTGTCACGGGACTAAATAGTTCCGCAGCCTGCGTGGCCCTCTCTGGGATGCCCGTGGGACCCCCATAGTATCGTACGGCCTCGTCTACCGTATCGGCTACCTCACCGGCGGCACCTCTCACCTTACCTAGAAGTGAGTCATCACCCTGCTCAGTGGCCTCTAGGCTATCCACCTCGTATATGTCGGGGTTACCCTCACCCACCAGCGGCACTACGGGATTTTCGTAAGCAAGTATCTCTTCTAGGCTCGGTTCGCTATTAGCCATTACTGAGCCGCCCTTGTTGTATCCATTAGTTATTGCGCCTATGTCTGGGTAGTGGTCACCCTCTGGCGAGAGTGTATTTCTAACGGCACTTACTGTCTTGTCCCACCAACTAGGAAAGGGTTTTTCGTAATTATCAATGGCATTAGGGTTTAGCTTTTTATATTGTGGCGGCTCTCCGTCCTCGCTTAGTAGGTGTTGTGCAGCGGCAGAAAGTCCGTCTTGTCCCTTTTGATAGTCCTCTGGATAGTAGTGTATCCATGAGCCATCAGACATATCTTCTTTGTCGCCTAAACTTTTTCTTTGATCTTCACCCGATCTAATTGAATTTTGATGATAAGATTGGATAGCCTTTCTCCACACGCCGTTCTTGTCGGCCCTCATTGCACGTATTACGTCTGGGTTCTCATACTGAATTGTGTCTGAAAAGTTAGTCTCTACTACCCCGCCCTCACCTACTGGGCGTAGCCACGTTGCATCTGGATCATCATAAAACTCAACCAAAAGTTCATCGCTGCTTTTGGGTTGGTGCTGTATCAGTCTAGCAGCTTCGGGGCCAAACGTGTCTATGAACTTCTCTGGGTCTTCCATGTACAAGTCGTACACCCTCTTTGTACCAGCGTGCCTAGCTTCGTGCGCTATTACATCTTCACTTGCCCCTGTTGAGCTATCGTAAGATATAAGATTTTCTTCGGTATCATAGGAAGCATTGTAACTATTACCCGGAGAAACTGTGTCTCCGTAGTCAAAGTTAGCATCCCGATAACCTACTCTAGCAATTGGGTCTTCATTTAGGATGGCAGACATATCGGCATCCATCTCTACGTCTAGTCCAGAAAGGTAATTGTCTCTTACTATCTCTTCTAGGCTCGGTTCTCTATTAGCCATTACTTATTTTCCTTTAGTACTTCGTCACGGAGCGTAGCGAAGCGTCTAAGTTCCATTATGGCCCCTTGGGCCTCTAGGGTACGTGAATGATCTTTCTGCGTCTCTAGGTGGCCTCTCAGCGTCTCTATGCGCTGTTCTGCATATAAGTGCAGGAGATCCATGCAGGATTTATTATTTACTAGCACTAGGAGTGAGCGATAGAAGTCCTTGATACCACTCATTGCATGGGTGCCTGTGGTGGCACTGGGGCCATTGGTGCCGCCGCTGCGGCCTGTTGTTGTCCCTGCGGCTGTACACCCCCATTGGCGCCTCCTCCGGCCCCCGTGAAGCCCTGCTCACCGGGTGTGGGTGGTGCGCCCGTCTGAGAGGGGTCCCCCTGTGGCATCGGTCCACCCTGTGGTGGCTGTTGCGCCGGATCGGGCTGCGGCATGAGAGCCTGTATCTCTGCCATCATCTTAGCTTGTATGACAGCCTCACGAGGGTCATTCATAACCTTCTCTGAGTCTAGATCCATAGAGGCGGCTAATTCACGTAGGATGTAGTCGTACTTAACAAATGGAGTTAGTTGAGGATTGGCCGACATTTGCATAAACTGTAGTAGCTTTTGTGAGCGTACTTCGTTTCGCATTAGGCTTTCAGTGCCATTAGCTTTAACCTCTAAGTCGCCCTGCGCAAACTCCTTGTCGAAGTTAAATTGCTGATTAAAAGCAAACAGAGCTTTACCCATGGGGGCCAATAGGTAGTCGTCCATATTACGAACAACGGCCTTAATCGACTGTGAGGCTGCGCCCATCAGCATACTCATGCCAGATGCCGTTCTGCCTACCCCAGTTACGCCGGCCATGCCGTGTGAGAAGCTAGGTATCCCCGTAGCTTCGTCTGCCAACTGTCTGAACTTATCGAACATCTGACCTAACTCTTGAGAGACGTTGGGGAACTTAGTACCAAAGATAGCTTGGCCAGGTGCCCCTGCCTGTCGTCTAAATACCTTGCCTGGATATACCTCTAGGTCTTGACCCGGAACTAGGTTAGTCTCGTCTACCTCAATCAGTAGGTTTCCTGATAGTGCGGCATTGTCCACAGACATCCGTAAGACGCCGTTCATTAGTAGCTGCGTGTCCTGCATGTTCTCTGCTACGCCCACGCCAAAGAAGCTGTAAGGGTTTGCCTCGTAAGGGACAGCGCAGAAGGGTATGCGTGCAGGATTAAATGGGTTTAATACCAAGCGGAGTATCTGACCGTTACAGATCCAGATATTTACCTGTAGCTGATCAAGGTCTTTCATGTCTTTCGGTATATCAAAGTCAGCCTCTTCAGCTAACTCTGCATCCATGCTTCCCCAGTACTCTAGAACTTCGTAGCGGTCTGTGCGAGAGGAGTCTGCGTCATCCTCAAGAGTACTCTCAAAGTATTCTCTGATGTAGTTAGGGCCGTCTAGAATAGCTAATTCGATAGACTCGTCACGAAAGTGGGGCCGCTTCTTCAGACCCCGTAACTGTGTGCGGCTCATGCGACTACGCTGTATAGAGTACTCTGCATCTTCCATGCTTCGGCTATCGGGGTCAGGATAAAAGTCCCAGATAGAAACGTACTCAATCTTCGGGATGGTTTCAAAGGAGGGCTCGTATTCTCCTTCGTCGTTCCAGTTAGGGTATTCCTTGTCGTATGCAAACGGACCCTTCATAATTCCGGTGCCAAATAGTGAGCACTCAAACACGGTTGAGCGTAGGTGCTTCTCCGCAGAGCTTTCACTTAGCTGGTCGTGTATCTTTTTTTCCATTTTACGTGCCGCATCTTTTGCTGGCTCGAAGGTTATTGAGCTGGCGGTTTTACCCGGCCCCATCTCCAGTTCGCCCTCAATGGGCTTAACCGTATCAGAAAAGTTACCTAAGTCTGCGGCTAGATCAGGTCGTACAACCGTGCGTGGAACCTCATAAGAAGTACCCGTCTTCTCCTCTACCTTCTCGGAGGTAATGGCTTCGGGGTCGTAGTTAACAGCGTCTGCTACCCCTAGAGGGAACTGACGGTTTTCAATGCCAATAGGGAATTGGTTACCGGCCATTAATACATCAGTCATGGAAGCGTATGCAGCCAGAACCTTTGTCTTGGTTACTTTAATAAATGCCTTTGATTTCTCTGAGCTAGTGAATTGCACGTCAGGCCCATACAAGCCACGGTAGTTACGGTAGGCAGCAAGCCACCGTTCTTCGTCGGAGACCCTAAAGTCCTTTGACCTTTGGTACTGAGACTTAACAAATCCAGCTATCCCAGATAAGTCTTCATTCTCAGCTTGTACGTCACCCGTCTCGTCAAGAGCTACAAGGTTTTCAATCTCGGTAGCATCGTCTGCGCCTACTTCATTAGGTTTATCCATTAAAGCCATAGTGTATCCTTGTTAGTAACCCAGTACTTGATCCGCTGGTCGGTATGATTGCACCGTAGTGCCTGTTCCAAAGTCGAAGGGGGAGCTTGCTCTAGGTCGGGTCATAACGCCGTATCGCAGGGCATCGTATGTGTGGTCACTCTGGAACTTCTGATCCACATCGTCCGTGCCTTTAGGACATGACGGTATTATTGGTAGGTCTGCGATTAATTGTCGGCAGCTATCAAATATAATTAAACCTGGCACCTCTGTTATTTCATTTATCTTTAGACGCTCGTGTACTTGGTTCTTACCGGCAACCCGTGACCCTGCGCTTCGGTCGCTAGGTCGGAACCTACACCCGTTAGTTATTATCTCTTCTGCTACCGTGGGGCCCGTAGTACCCCTCTGGTGCCACGTCGAACTATCCAAAACCCCATAGGATATACTCTCACCCTTCTCAGCCTCATTGATAGCTCTAGCTAAGTCTTTTCCCGTGTGCTTACTTACGTACAACTCCCGATAGACGTATAAAGTCTCATAGGCGGGATCGACTGCAAACCATAGACACGCTGAGAACGTAGAATAGCCAAAGTCACACGACCTGAACTTTCTCCACTCAGAAGGAATGTCGAAGGGCTTGCACGTATGCTTCTCACCGTCCCACTCACTAAAGGCCGCACCGTCCGCCACACTCCAATCACCCTCAAGCAACTGGCGTCTCTGGTTTTCAGGTAGAGCTAACAGGTTAGCCTCGTACTGACCGCCTTCAGCTAGATAGGGGTTATCTGATAGAAGGGCGGGTATAAACTTACGCTGAAATAGTGGCTGTCCAGCCTTCTCATGCTTATCTGGGTAAACCATCGTCTTGCCGGTCTCACAGTCCGTAGCATCAAAACGATCACCCGCCGGTGCCGGATTGATAAACATATCCCTAACCCAACCGTGACCTGGACCACCGGGGTTTGTAGTAGCCCGTATGGATAAAGGTAGGGTGGGGTCAGTGCTACGCAAGCGTGACCTCATGTAGTTAAACGCAAAAGGTGAGTTATGCTGTGTGAGCTCGTCCCACCCAATCCATGAAAAGCTTAAACCCTGATAGCGCATCACGTCTTCCGCACGCTCAAGGTAGGTCATCCATAGTGTTGCACCGCTGGGCATAGTCCACATCGATTTCTTCTCAGCAAACTTAGCACCCGGAAATGCCTTCGTATATAAGTCCCTACTCTTCCATATTAATTCACGTAACTCGTCATTGGTACGGCGTAGGATGATACCTACAAAATTCTTATTATCAAAATACCGCATGGGGTCTGCAAGTAGGGCAAACGATTTTCCACCTCCGGCTGCGCCCCCAAATAATACCTCACGTTCGCTGGCTGCTAGGAAGTCTGTCTGAGGCCCTGGGTTAGGACTGAATACAACCTCCTTCTCCTGTTCCTCAACTACGCTAAAGTCTAGCTCACTAGAGGCAGATTTATTTTTCTCATGCCTATCTAGTTTTGCCTGTGCCATCGTAGTAGTACGCTTGGCGTCCGCTATTCTTCGTTTAGCCTTGCTAACCTCAATACCCGCTTTAGTCTTAGGCTTGTGCTTTTTAGCTTGCTTCTTATTCTTTTTTATAATCTCCGCATCGGGTCGATTTCTACGCAGGATGTTTATTATCCCCTGATGCGAAATAGACTTGCCGGTCTTCTCAGTCAGCCAAGCCGCTACCCGTCTGGAAGAGTGCCCAGACTCTAGATAATCCATGGCCTCATTCACTAGCGGAACCATGGCGGGATCGGGTATCGCAACGTGTGGGTCGTTCTCGTCCTTAATGTAGCCATACGGTGGCACTGATGCCTTTAACCGTAGGGAAAAGTTAGCCCAAGGCTTATTAATCTTGGGCGGCATCTTCGTCCTGTTTCGGTGGTAGAATAAATATGGCCTGACCTTGGCTCTTAACTTCCAGCGTATCCTTCTTAACTAATCCCACCCTATCTAATACCTGAGACGCCGCAGCTATGCTGTTCTTGGCTCCCATCGCAGTAGGATCATCTAGAACACCAATCATGCCAAATGCAGCCTTCGGAGCATTTAGTGCCAGAGCCATACTAGCCCTCTCAATTATATCGTCCTTTAGTGACGCACATACCTCTTGAATGGTAGTCTGTCTGGAGTACCCTGCAATATCCATCGCCTTGCGTAGGTTGCCCCCCGCTTCGCTCATTAGGGCGTCTAAGAATGCCGTCTGCATAGGCGTATGTGGTCTTTTTTTATCAGTCATAACTAATCCCATAAAAATCTAAGTCTTCCTCAAGCTGGTCCACACGCTCCTCAAGAACGGCTACCCTAACCTGTAGAATTTGCTGAACCTGCATGGCACGTTGAATGCTCTCGCTAGGTTCAAATGTGTGTATCCAGTTCTCAAGGTATCGTATCTTGTCCCACTGAACCTCACGCTGATGCTCATTAAATGCAATGCGTTGCGTGATGCCATAGTAGGCTGTGGCCGATATACCTACGGCTAGTAGTATCCCAATTAGGTTTTTAATAGGTATAGCCAGAGAAGTATTTTCTGAAACTTCGGTAGGATTGGTCATGTCCTAATCTTTCTTAATGTTTGTTTGATTTCCTTAGATTGTCTGTGGCCGTAATAACCCTCAAGTTCCAAGGAACGTGCAGTCCACACACGTTATTACCCTGCAAGGGTAGGATGTGATCTACGTGATGCTCTATGCCTGTCTCTTGGGTTATTCGCTCCCGCTCTGCATAAATGCTAGTAATCTGGTCGTGGTGTTCTTGAGTTAGCCAAGGTGGTGTACGTTTTAATTTAGCGGCTCTGTATTTTGCATTTAGGGCAACTACTCTGTCTTTGTTGGCTTCACGCCAGGCTTTACCATATTCTGGGTTGGCTTCTCGGTAAGCTTTAGCATCGGCTGCT